TCTGACATAATTAATCTCTCCTTATTTTAAGCCTGCAAGACGTCGTAGTGCAATTACATTTTGATCGTCTGCTGTAGAACTATGTGTTTGAGTTTCTTTGTTGCCTGTTATTTCTTTGCCTTCAGTTAATTTTGCCTTTTTAGATACTGACTTAGAAGTGTCGCCATCTATCACAGTCGGTAAATATTTTTCAAATGCTGAATCTAAACGGTTAGTTTGAACAGACTCAAGTAAATCACTCATGATTTCCTTTTGTGATTTACTCAATGGAGCAATCAATTCTGCTACTTTATCTTTCCGTTGACTACTTTCTTTCAGAAGCTTGATTTCAGTATTCTTGCTTTCTGTTAGTTTTTTAGTCTTGCTAAGAAGCTCAGTTGCTTCTTTCAGCTTAGCCTTATTTTCTGCAATTACATTTAATAATCTTGCAGTTTCTGATTTTTTATTAACGTGACTATTTGTATATTCCTGTTGGAATGATTCGAATACTCTACGGCCAAAATCATTTTGGCGTGCTACAGTGATATCTTCTTTTAGCTGAGTAAGTTCAGACTTAAGAGACTCACTAACTGTTTTATTAACTAGTTTAGCACTTTGATTAATAAAGTCTTTTTTGACTTGATTAAATGCGTTTCTTGATTCACGCATTAATTTTACTTTAGTTTCAGCTAGATCTTTTTTATCTGTATAGAATTCAGATATTTCTTTTGTTAACGCTTCGATAACAAAATTTTCTAGTTTTTGGAATTTAGCTGCAACTGACTTTTGATCTTCATGTAGTTCACTAACTTCTGACTTAAGTTGTTCCATAATAAAGCGTTCTAACTTTGTAGAATGCTCACGTATTGCAACAGCATATTTTGCTTTTGCTTCTGCAAGTTGTTTACGGTCCTCTTGGAATTCAGTGATTTCGTTAGATAATGATTCGGTAAGCATTTTGTCAATAGATTCAACCATTGTCTGCTTGTCATGCTCATATTTACGTGCAAATTCTTCACGAAGTTCAGCAGTTACCTGCTTTTTGTTTTCGTCAATTTTTTTATTCCACGCTTCTTCTATGTCAGAACGAATCTCTTCCGAAACTACATTATTTTCAAATAATGTTTTTAGTGCATCCAACATATTATTCTCCTGTTATTGGAGACCACTGATTATGTTAACCAGCGATTCTTTTAGATATTTTTGTGCCTTTGGATCGTGCTTTACTTCTTTGCCTAATTGAAATGCCTTGTAACCGCCTCTTGCATTCATTAAATGTTCGTAAATTGGTGTAGGGTAAGCCGAAGGAGCACTAGGTTGTGCTACAATATCAACAGTTACTATTTCAAAATCGCTTACTTGTCCTGAACCGTCTTCTTTGACATTTCCTGAACCTCTACTTGAAACACCTAGTTTAACTCCGCTTTTTAGCATTGTTTCAACTAGGTTTCCCATTGGTGTAGGTAAAATTTTAAGTTTACCTAACCCGTTTGCGTCTTCACACCACATGCTCTCAATCATATGTGATACACGATCAAGATTGATGTTAAGACCTTCGGGATGATCAACTTCACCGAGAACTGAATAGCCGCCTTTAATTTGCGCATTCATAGTTTCGACAGCTTTACTAATTTCATTTGCAGGGTAGACACGCTGGTTAGCGTTAGTTACGCCACCCTCTATGAAAATTCCCTTCATGTACAAATCTTTGCCATCATTTAATGACTCGACAACTATTTTAGCCTCGTCGTATGTAAGTGCTTCTGTTAAGTTGATCATCCCTGTTCCTTGCTTTTCTTTAGCTCAACATTGACTTTGCGCTGTCTGCTGAGTTGCTCGGCTTTGGTGCGTTTTTCATCGAATCAGCTGCTTTACCGCCTGGTACATTTACATTACCGGTGCTCATGTCTGAAACTTTAGCGCCTGTGCCGCCTTTGCCGCCGTCGCCGCCGCTTACTATGTTCGAACTAGTGCCGCCCATGTCGTTAGAACCAGCTACTGGTGAATTGGTGTTTGCACCGTTATCGCCCATGTTTGCTGTTACTTTTTCAGTGTATTCACGCATTAGTTGAGCTACAGACTTTTCACCTTCTGCTACAGGCTCGTCGTCGTCCATTGGCTCTTCGTCGTCCATTGGCTCTTCGTCGTCCATTGGCTCTTCGTCGTCCATGTCATCCATGTCCATTTCTGGCTCTTCGTCGTCCATGTCCATGTCATCCATGTCGCCTTCGTCGTCTATGTCGCCTTCGCCGTCCATATTAGCCATCATGCGTTCGAAATCATCTTTAAGAGCGTCTAGTTCAGCTTCTATATCACCAACTCGATCGTCTAGATCTTCGCCGTCCATTTCTTCAGCTCTCTCTTGCCCTGGTGCAAGATCAGCCATAAAATCATCAGTTTGATCTTCACCTGGTGCTTCGTCAAACTCGCCTTCTTCTTCTAGGTCCCAGTCTTCTTCAATGTCAAAATCTTCTTCAAGATCTTCATCTTCTTCTAGATCCCAGTCTTCTTCAAGATCATCGCCTTCTTCTAGATCTTCATCTTCTTCAAGCTCATCGCCTTCTTCTAGATCTTCATCTTCTTCTAATTCTTCGTCATACATGTCACTTTCTAGTAGTGACTCATAAATTCTTCTTGATTTTTCTACTACAATCTCGTGGAATAAATCTTTTGCACCTTGAGTATCTTCGTTTACAAGGCGCTCAAGCATTTCTTCAAATTTTTTGCGCTCTGCCATTTTATATCCTTTCTAAACCAACAATAGCTTTGTTTACACAAGGCATATAACCTTTTGTTCAATGAAAGAATCTTTTACAATAGGTAAAGGAATCATTATATGAAGCTAGTATAAACTGTCATATTATTTACGTATATTTGAATAAAACTAGTATAAATGGGTACTTTTTTGGTATATTTTTTATAAGTTATGTATATGGCAAAATTGTTCTTTTTGCATAACACTTAAATTCTTATAATTTTTTAATTCTACAGGCTGATATGTGTTGAATTCTATAACTCTTACAAAGTTTATATTTGGATGACTTTCGATTACTTGCTGCGTCTGCCTTAACCAATTTCCGTAAAAAGTAGCACCATCTGATGATCTTTTGTAGTTTTTTGTATCTGCATACATATTATTAAATTTTTTACCCGAGTCTAAACCTTTATAATCAAAACCCAAAATGTATATAGTTTTAAAACCTTGTTGTGCAGCAAACCAAAGAGCAGTAGGACCACTACTCCAGCCTTTACTCGGTTTAAAAAAATTAAAATCTTTCAATTTTTCATATGCTCGATTATAATTTGTCCAGACTGTATTTGTTTTTTGATAACCTTGCTGGTTAATTTCTAGAATCATTTTTGTATCAACAGCAATTAGGTAATCAGGTTTACATTCTCTGTATAATGCATTACAACCATACAAAGTGCCGTAAATTTTTAATTTTTCTATGTTTATATCTTTTCTACTAGTTCCATTGCCAACAACAAATGCTGTACTGGTTTTAGGCGTAGTAACAAATTTTTTCAAACTAACTTTTTGATTTTTTGTTAATTTTTTCTTAATTCTTTTATCTAATTTTTCAGCTTGTTCTACAGATTTTAATTTTCTAAATTCTTCTTTAGAATATAAATTTTTATTAATTTTAGGCATTATTATAGAGCAGAAGTATCAGCCGGTGCTTTGTAAATTTTTCTAATGTTGACCAAATCATCTTCTTTAGATTCTCTGTGTCTTGCTGCTATTTCATTAGCACGTCTTAGATCACCTAGGGTAAGTGATGGTTTACGAGTATCACTAGCTTTACGATCGTCGTCAGACTCTGATGATAAAGGAATATCTTTCCATTCACCAGGTTTATCTTTGTCAAAATAATAAAGTTCACGTAATATCATAATATTATTTAGCTTTCTCAAAAATATTTACTAAATGGTTTCTGCGCCGCCGGGAGCAGCGCCGGGTGTTGCTCCGCCGCCTAGTCCAGCGTCAGTAGCTGTATCAGGTGGTGTAGCTTCTGTGCCTATAATGGCATCAGTGTCAGTTAACTCTTGATCTGCCGCTCCTAATCCGCCTGCTATACCTGCTCCACTAACACCAACGGCTCTCATTTCAGCACTAGGATCAAGATCTCCTCCTGCTGTATCTTCATCGTTCTCTTCTAACCATAGAGTTTCGTTTTCGGTAATTTCTTCGTCTGACAATCCTAAGAATCTTTTCAGTGCAAATCTATTAGAAATGTAAGGTAGTGCAGCCATTTGTCCAAAGGTAGGCACTCTTGCATTGTCAAGTTCAGCTTGTCTATAGCTTGCAAAGTTTTGCGGTTTTACAAAATTTAAGTCAAACATTTCAGTGTCAATTTCTACACCTTTTGTCAAAATATATCTTTTAAATTCATTACTAAACGTCTCGATCAGTAGTCCTTGAAGCCGTTCGCAATAGGTGTTAAATCTTAGTTCTTGAATGTATGCAGTTCCAACTCTACCATCTTGGAAATTGTTTGCGCCGTCATCTGCGCCAGTAGGAAGATAACTCGAAGGAATGCGTAAGCCTCTAACAAGTTTGTTTGTAAAATAGCGTAGATCGTCGATTTCGCCTAGGTTAGTACCACCTGGAAGTGTTTCAACTTTTGATCCTCTACCTTCAGCTGTTTGCGGAAAGAAGTAGTCTTCGTTGATACTAAGTGGGTTGTAACTTGAGTCTATAACATTTGTACCACCACCTGTAGCACTTGGAATACGACGTTGATGTATTTCTGTTTTTACACGTTCTACAAAGTTCATAGCAAGGTGAGCA